TCATCGCTCGGCCCGCAGATCATGAGCTGGATGTACGTGAACCTCGCGGCTCCAGACCGGACCGAGTACGAACCGTTCCTCCTCACTGTCGAGCAACAGGACTTCACCTGGAACTTCTACGAGCTCGGAGAAGACGGCAGCCGCAAGATCCGCCGCGGTGTGTACTCGAGACCGAAGGGCGCCGGCAAGTCTCCATTCCTCGGAGCACTGGCGGCCGTCGAAGCAACAGGCCCGGTCATCTTCGACCACTGGGCTGAGGCTGGCGAGGTCGACGAGTTCGGCTACGAGTTCGACGAAGGCGAGCCGGTCGGGCGGCGCTGGAGAGACGAGCGCACACCGCTCGCCCAACTATCGGCGGTGTCTGAGGACCAGACGCGAAACGCGTGGGATCCGCTGCTCGAGATGATGGGGCCCGAAGCCCCGATCCGCGACAACTACCCGGGCCTGAACCCGATGACCACGTTCGTGTCGCTCCCGGACGGTGGCCGCATTGAGTTCGTCACCTCGTCATCACACTCGCGAGAGGGCAACAAGCCCATCTTCTGCGTGCTCGACCAGACCGAGACCTGGACGTCCGGCAACGGTGGCGTGAGGCTCGCGGCCACGATGCGCCGCAACTTGGGCAAGACCAAGGGCACGTCGATCGAGTCACCGAACGCGTACCTGCCGGGCGAGGGTTCGGTCGCCGAAGAGTCCGCGGGCTACTGGAACCAGATCAAGGAGGGCAAGGCCAAGGATGAGGGCCTGCTCTACGACCACCGCGAAGCGCCGGCCGACACCGACATCAGCGACCACGACTCGCTCCTCGAGGGATTGCGCTGGGCATACGGTTGCTCATCGCACCTCCCCTGCGTACTACCAGGACACGACCACGCACCCGGCTGGATAGACCTCGAGCGCATCATTGCCGAGATCTGGGACCCGGCCACGGATCCGCAGGACGCCCGCCGCTTCTACCTGAACCAGGTCACGCACGCGACGGACTCCTACATCAGCCAACCCGACTGGGCCGGCTGCCTGGATGAAACCAAGCGCCTCGCACGCGGCGATGAGATCACACTCGGCTTCGACGGTTCGCGCGGTAGGGCTAAAGGTAAGCCTGACGCTTCGGCTCTCATCGGCACTCGCGTGTCTGACGGGCACATGGTGGAGATCGGCGTCTGGGAAGCTCCGGACGGACCTGAGCAGGACGGCTGGGAACCACCGCTGGCAGAGATCGACGCCGCTGTCGCCCACACGTTCAAGACGTACACCGTCGTCGCGTTCTACGCGGATCCCGCGAAGGACTGGCGCAGCAAGGTCAACGAGTGGGAGAACAAGTACTCCCGAGCCAAGACGGTCATCGTCAAGGTCACCAAGGTCCACCCCTTCGAGTGGTGGATGACCGGCGGGCGATCGCACTTCATCCAGCGCGCGATCGAGGCGTTCGACGCCGCGGTCCGCAACGGCGATATGACGCACGACGGCGCATACCGACTGACCTCTCACGTGCTCAATGCACGTCGACGGATCCGGCACCAGAAGCTGACCCTGGGCAAAGAACACGACTACTCGCCCAAGAAGATAGACGCCTGCATCGCGGGCATCCTCTCGTGGCAAGCCAGGCTCGACGCGATCGCGGCAGGCGTCGGATCCAAGAAGAAGTCAAGCGGGCGGATCGTCCGGGCAAGATAGGAGACGCGAATGCGTGACACGAACGTCCCTGGACAGCCTGGCTGGTGGTTCGCGCGGCTCTCTACGATGCTGCAGCAACGCCGTCCGCGCATAGAGCGACTGGAACGCTACCTCGAGGGCCATGCTCCGCTCCCTGAAGCAGGCAAGAACCTCAAGGAGTCGTATCGCGACTTCCAGAAGAAGTCCCGCACCAACTACGCCGAGGTCGTCGTCGAGGCCACCGCCGAGCGTATGACGCCCGCGGGCTTCCGGATCGGCGACAACAGCGATCTCTCCAAGGACGCCGACCTCATCTGGTCGGCCAACGAGCTCGACGTCATCGCAAGCGACGTGCACTCCGACATGCTCGCGCTGGGTCATGGCTACGCGATCGTCGGCGGGCCCGACTCCAACGGCGTGCCGATCATCACCCGGGAAGACCCGGAGCTCATCATCACCGACCACGACCCCTGCCGGCCAAACAAGGTCATCGCGGCGCTCAAGATGTACCGCGATCATGTGGCCGCGAAGGACGTCGCCTATCTCTACCTCCCCGGCCTGGTCCTGAAGGCCGAGAAGATGGGTGCACAGACCGGTGAGCCTGACACGGGCAGCGGTGGATATGAGTGGGTAGGCTACGAACGTCTGCCGATCGCCGATGCCATGCCGGTCATCCACTTCCGCAACCGCCGAGGCCTCGGAGAGTTCGAGACGCATACGGATCTGCTGGACCGCATCAACGACATGCTGCTGCGCCGCCTCATCATCACGGCCATGCAGGCGTTCCGGCAGCGCGCGATCAAGGGCGACCTTCCCGAGACCCAGGCCAAGGTCGACGAGAATGGCGAGGTTGTCCTCGACGAGGCCGGCGATCCTGTACAGGAGGCCGTCGATTGGGCGGACGTGTTCCGCCCCGGCGCCGGGGCTCTGTGGGTCGGGCTTCCCGAAGGCGTCGACATCTGGGAGTCACAGGTCACCGACATCACGCCGATCCTCGCTGCCGTCAAGGATGACGTCCGCGACCTGGCTGCCGTGACGCGCACACCGATGTCCGCACTTCTCCCGGACGGTCAGAACCAGTCCGCCGAGGGTGCGCAGTTCGCTCGCGAGGGACTCGTGTTCAAGTGTCGCGATCGCATCCAGCGCGCCGGCTACGGATGGAATCAAGTCATGGCGCTCGCGCTGCGTTTCTCCGGTAAGGCCGAGACCATTCTCGACATCGAAACCCTGTGGGAATCTCCCGAGCGTTTGACGCTTTCCGAGCGTGCCGACGCGGCAATGAAGATGACCAACCTCATCCCCTTCCGGACGCTCATGACCGAGATCATGCAGTTCTCTCCTGAGAAGGCCGAGGAGATGGAGACCGAGCGGCTGGCAGACATCCTGGCTAGCAACTTGGGAGTGACCCCAGCGTTGCCGGCGGCGTCGACCAATGGCGTATGAGGCAGAGCGCCGCATCATCCTCTCGCACCAGCGTCTGCTCGCTGACGTGCGCGCCAGGGTCACGGCGTTCGCATCCAAGCAGTATGTGGATCTCGGAAGCTGGCGAGACGCTGACATAGAGCGGTTCATCGCGAAGGTGGTGCCCGTTGTCGAAGCCGGTCAGATCAAGACGGCCGGACTCACCCAGTCCTACCTCGCGGCCATGGCCCGCATGTCGGGTATCAAGCCGCTTCCCACCGCAAAGCTTCCCGCGAACCTCCGAGGTGTGGCACTCGAAGAGGTCTACCGCCGTCCTGCGGTGGCGACGTACACCGCGCTCTCGAAGGGGGCGAGCCTGGATGAAGCCGTAGCACTCGGACAGACGCGCGTCGAACAGCTGGTCGCGATGGACATGCAGATGGCCAACGTGCGCAGCGCGTTCGAGACGGTCAGCAACGACCAGCGCGTGGTCGGCTGGCAGCGGGTGCTGTCAGGAGGCGAGAACTGCGCACTCTGCGCGATCGCCAGCACACAGCGGTATCACTCAGAGGATCTGATGCCGATTCACGATCGCTGCTCGTGCGACGTGGCGCCCATCTACGGGTCGAAGGACCCGGGGCAAGTGATCAACGCCGAGCGACTCTCGGATGCTCAGTCCGCGCTCGAGGCCCAAGGGCTCAACTACACAGGCGGAGAGTTCAAGTCAGACCGCTCAGTCCGCGTTGAGAACCACGGCGAATACGGCCCGGTGCTCACCTGGGCAGACCAGAAGTTCACAGGTCCCGAAGACCTGTAGACGACAACGACCAGCGGCGCGCAACGCGCCACGACCACCCGAAACGGGGGACCGACGATGACCGACGATGCCACGACCACCACGACCGATGACTCCACCGATCAGCAGTCCGCAACGGACACCGACCAGACCGACACCACGTCGACCGACACGGCCGGCGATAAGGACTGGAAGGCCGAGGCTGAGAAGTGGAAGGAGCTGTCCCGCAAGAACGAGCACGACAAGAAGGCCAACGCGGGGGCAGCCAAGGAGCTCGAGGAGCTCAAGAAGAAGGGCATGAGCGACACCGAGAAGGCGGTAGCCGAGGCCAAGGCTGAGGGCCGCAAGGAGGCGTTGCTCGAATCGGGCTCACTCATGGTGGAGGCCGAGATCAAGGCAGCAGCCGCGGGACGCAACGTCGACGTGGCCGCTTTGCTCGAGGGTATCGACCGGAGTCGGTTCCTCAACGACGACGGCAAGCCTGACACCGACGCCATCACGGCATGGGTGGACAAGATCGCTCCGAGTAAGAGCGATGAGAAGAAGCCCTTCCCGGACCTCGGTCAGGGAGACAAGGGCACCAAGACCGACACGAAGGTGGCCCAGCTACGCGCGGCCGCCGGACTCCCTCCGAAGTAGAAAGGCCAGAAGATGGCTAACAGCATCACGCTCGCCAAGGAGTACCTCGCCATTCTCGATGAGGTTTACGCCGATTCGACTCTGACGTCCGACCTCAACGCCCCGGGCAACAAGGTCAAGCCCTCGGGTCGCGCCGGATCCTTCCTCGTCCAGAAGCTGGCCCTCGTTGGGCTCGGCAACTACTCGCGCAGCGCCGGCTTCCCCGCCGGTGACGCCGCGCTGACGTGGGAGGAGAAGTCCTACACGGCAGACCGTGGCCGTTCGTTCACGCTCGACGCGATGGACTCCATGGAGGCCGAGCTCGAGGCCATGACCGTCGCCTCCGAGTTCCTCCGCGCCAAGGTCATCCCCGAGGTGGACGCGTTCCGCTTCTCGCAGATCGCGAAGACCTCCGGGATCACGACCGTCACGGCCGCCAACCTCGCCGACGCCGCCGCCGTGGTGGCCGCGTGGGACATCGCCGTCGCAGCCGAGCGCAACGCGCACGTCCAGATGTCCAACCTGATCGGCTACATGTCGGTCGGCTGCTACACCAAGCTCAAGAACTCCACCACCGTCACCCGTTTTCTGACTCCCGCGCAGAACCCGTCGCGCGAGTTCGAGACGTTCGACGGCATCAAGATCGTCGTCGTTCCCGACGACACGTTCTACACCAGCATCGACCTCGAGGCCGGTGCCACCGCTTCCGCCGCTGGTTCGTACTCCATGACCTCCGGCGCGAAGGCCATCAACTTCCTGCTCATCGACAAGACCGCGGTGTTCGCCGACGTCAAGCACGCGCTTCCGCGCCTGTTCGACCCGGCCACGAACCAGACGGCCGACGCCTGGAAGATGGACTACCGCGTCTACCACGACGCGTGGGTGCTCGACAACAAGGTCAAGGGCATCTACCTGCACAAGGCCGCCTAGCATCTGACCCCGTAGGAGGCTCACCATGCCGCTCGCAACACTCGCACAGGCCGCCGAGTACGGCTACGACCCGCAGAAGGTCGCTCCCATGCTTCAGCGCGCCGAGACGCGGGTGCGTGGCTATCTGAAGTCACGTGCGTCGGCATGCGCTGTCCTCGCGATCGGCGCCACCGTTCCCCCATCGCTGACTGAGCTGGTGTTGTCCGTGGCCAACCGCCTCGCGATGACACCCGACAAGGTCGCGATGGGGGCGGTGAGCGAACAGTCCGGAGGCGAGCAGGTGGCTTTCGGCGCTCAGGCCTACGCCGGCACGTCGGATCTGACGCAACCGGAGAAGACCGCACTGGACCGGCTCTACCCGAACCGCATGGGTTCATTCGATCTACTGTCCGGAGAGACCACATGAGCACCAGGAGCGCCACGATCGTGTCCCCG